CAGTAGGTCTAATACTATACAACTTACCATCCTTGTAAGCAGAGGGTATCATTGCTAATGATGCATCCTTATATAAACTCATAATATCTCGTTCAATTCGTTAATAGTACAGGTTCTTGCTTCGGTGTCTCCGCTCGCTGCTTCAACCCTTGTATCGTATAGATCGAATAATTGTCTACCAAGATCGGCCTGTGGGAAACGTCTTAGTGCCTTGCTTACGCACTCAAAGGCTTCCATAGTGGCCCCGTCTGCTAAAGCCCTGTTTTGATATTGTGCAGGGTCTAGGATGTAGAACATGGCAGAACCCCATCCTATTGTATTTGTGAATGCGTCCCCTGATCCCCACCATGTAGAACCATATATTGCTCCGTATCCTTTTTCGTCACTTGCCATTCTTAGCCTGTTTTTTCAAGAAGGTTAGTAGCTTCTTGATGTTTTTTTCTTTCGGTTTATATGTCTTTACAGAACCCATCCGCTTGTATATCGTGTTCTCGTGTTAGGCTGCATATCCTCATTGTTGTTTGTGTAGTATTCAGGATACTTGCTGCTCGCCTCAAAGGTCAAATGATCCATGAGCCTTCTTCGGTAGTGATCTCCAATATCACGTTGACGTTGCACTAGCATATCTATTTCGTTCTTGCTTGGTGTTGTGCTATTCTCGCTTTGGTGTCTGTATATACCTCCATTGGCTATCTCGTAGCCGTGGAACATGTAAAAGTCAGCAGCCGCTAAATGACAAAGCACAGGCTGAACGTAGCTCACTAGAAGCGTGTTATAGTCTGCAGGTAAGTTGCTGTTCTCAATGCCGTCTATGATCTTATTAAAAAGGTCAGTACCTAGGATGTCTTGGATATGAATGTCTTGAGCGCTCTTAATAAAGGGCGTGATCTTATCCGTGTCCACATTGCCATTGATCGGGGTGAGTTTCAATATGTCCTCACGTGTTACTAGTAGTACCTGCGCCATCTTAATTCAATTTACCTCTAGTTGGTGTGTCAATAGGCTTCTTTGCGACCTGTGTAGGGTTCTTAGGAAGGCTTGCGCCCTTCTTAGTGGCCTCGCTTACGCTTGAAGCACGTTCATTCTCTAGACCTGCTGTCTCACTCTTTGGTAAGAACTGACCTTTGTCTCTCTTGCGGAAGTAGACACGTCTAGTCCAATAGTGATGGCAGTATGCCCCTCCTTTCCATAGCCAAATGCTGTAGTTAGACTTGCCTCTCGGAGCAAAGTCTCCGTTTACGCCTTGATCACCCATTTGCAAGATGTCCTCTTTGCGGTAAACTACCCCTGACCTTGCAGCACCTACCATTCTAGAGCAGAACTCACGTGACTTGGCACTCTCTCTTTTAGGAGCATACGCATAGCGCACCTTGAAAAGCCCTCTGTCCTGCGAACTCTTATCCTGTGGGTCTGCGTATTGCTTGTAGAAGTTATAGCGCTGATCGTCCTCGTCATAATCGGTGACGGGTACCTCTTCCATCAGTTGCCATTCGTTCTCATCAATGACCTCACCCTTGCTACCTAGATATTCTAGCCAAGCGTGAGCATCCTCATCGTGCAGGTCGTGGCTACTCAAAGTCACACCCGTTTCTTTCTCTCTTGTTTCTTGATCTACAGCGTTTCCACTTAGGTCTGTGAACTCTAATGGCTGTAATGTCTTGAAGTAAAGCTCTAGCGAGAACCCATTGAAGGCAAGAACATTATTGATAGCCTCTAAAATGATGCGTTGGAAAGGTCGAATCACGATATTATCAAACAGCGTAGAAGCCGTTTTAAGCTCATCGGCATTGTTCCCTAGACCTGTTTGGTCTTTGATACCTAAAAGCATAGGAGAAGTGATCCTATGAGCTACCATGACCTTTTTCATGCATTCAGTAGACAGGAACTCATATTGACTTGACGCTTCGCTTAACTGAACAGGCTCAACAGAGGCGCTGCTATCCTTGCTGTCATTGAATGCCAATATGAAACGCCCTGAGTTGCTTGATCCTGTAAACTTACGAGTGATGTCACGCTCGATCTCGTCTTGTTCCTCCTCAGGTGGGATGCCGTTATGAAAGTTAATGAGCATAGAAGGGGCTAACCCGTTCTTGATGTTATTCAAGTGATAGTTAGCAACCTCCTGCTCTAGTTCTGCATATTGAAGCCCTCCCTGATAGTCTACGGGGCTGAAGTAGTGGTTACCTGTGGAGTAGGGCTTCATGCAGTAGATGCTTTCTGTAGCATTCTCATCATATCCAAACGCAGCAATCCGTTTTGGCTCGAAACCCGTCTCTTTAGATCGTGTCCAATCAGGGCAATACCAATAGGCTTCAATTTCGCCTTCATTATTTGCCTTCTCAGGACGTAAGGTCTGTATAGGCCAATGTGATGCTGCTGCGTACTTCTTGCGATTCTTCGCTTTTACCAATTGGAATGATGCTTGACCTAGCATCTTGAGGTCTAAGCTAATCTTACGCAAGCAATCGTCTCTAAATAGCTTCTTTGCTTCAAGATATCCTTGTAGGTTTCGGTCTGCTTTTACAGCCTCTAGACCCTCGCCAAAGATGAGGTCTGCTATACCCTTGACAGCAGCGTTATTCGTAGGACTCCCGTGATATAGGTCTATGAGGTACTGATAGTAATTGTTATCGGAACCATATTCTACCCACTCTTCTCGTTTGTTTTCTACGATCTTAGGGCTAGTGTAGCTGTTGAGTTGTAAGAACCTCATAATGTTAGATACGTGTTGTCATTATCACTTGGTGTAGTGTTGTAGTCATAGTAGATGGAGAATATCTCAGGGTTCTGTGCATGATCATAGCTATAAGCTACACCCCTGAATATCTCGTACGTAACTCCTGTTATTTCCTTGTAAGCGTGGATAGTGTACCAACGCCCGTCTGTTGCTGTGAATGTGAAGTCTATAGTCAATGACCTGTTTACTTCAGTTGCTGTCAATGACGAGATAGTCACTTGAGTTCCTGTCTGTTGATCCTTAACCTTCAGCGTATACGTTCCTGCGCCTTCCTTGTATCTTGGGAAGCACTTAAACGATTGATCTGTGCTATTTGCTTTCAATGTGATCATACTAATATAACGCAGAGCGCTTCATATGTCCGAAAATAGAAACGGCCTGCTAATGCAGACCGCTCCTTTCCAAACCAAAACCTAGAACTACTCGTTAATAGGTTTCATAAATATACAACTTTTTTAGAAACTAAAATCATAGTATTCGTCCATGTACCCGAACACGATATTCATAGGGTACCACTTGTTCTTGTTCCATGTGTCTCGACCTTGGTATCTCCACTTGCCCCACTTGAAACGCAGTTCTGTAGTGTAGCCTGTGCGCTCATATCTATAGTCCTGCGCTTCTGCCATGCCTCTATCGTCCGTGCGAATGGCTCTAGCCTTTTCTATTACGCAGCGCTTGCCGTCCTTAGACACCTCGTTCACGAAGAATGCGTGTCTGTCAGTCCACATTAGCTCTGTGGCTCCTTTCCCTGCTACAGGTGGTGTAGGGTTATTGCTTCTCAAATGGTTCATTAACGAACCTGTTTCTGTACCTAGTTTCATCTTATTGCTTGTTTAGATGGTTATTAATAAATTTCTGTAGTCGTTCGTCTTGCATTGTGTGCTCTAGTAGAGCGCAGTAAGCAAGTGTAGTGATGTTGTTTATCTCGCCAAACTCAGCAGCTAAATCACTCCAATCAGAAGGCGCAATAGCATTGCAGATAGCCCATGCATCAGCATAGTAAATACAGGCATTATCTACCCACTCACGTACGAAATCATTTGCATCGTCCTCGCTTACGTTGTTTGGTAAGTCAGTAATAATAGCGTCTTGCACATTCTCGCGAAAATCGCTGTAGTAAAATTTGTTCATCGTATTGCTTGTTTTTAATTATAGTCTAAAGATACACCTTTTTTGTAAATAAAAAAGAAATAGCAAAAAAAACTAACCCCTAGAGGCTAGCCTTTGCTTTTTCTACTGCATCTATGAAGTTGTAAGCGCTTGTCTTACCGCCTACATTGAAGCACGTTAGCGCATTCATAGTGTATTCGAGATCATAAGTTTTCCAATCATAGATGGTAAAGTATACGCCATCATGCTGTATAACCCACTCACGTTGTATTTTCTCGTCACCGCTTGGTTCATCGAATGTAGGCTCCCCGAATATCTGCACGAGTTGATTGTAGGTCGTGTCTTGCAGGTATCCTTGCAAGTGTGTTCCGCATGTTACGTCTAGTGCTACGTTTTGATCTGTTACTTTTTTCATTGTATTGCTTGTTAAGTTCTCTGCTAAGATATACAATTTTTTTGAAATACAAAAAATAAACAAGAAAAAAGTGACCCCATAAAGAGGCCACCTCGCAGACAGAGAAAACAGGGGATCTCTAGATATCGTCTATTTCGCTAGTCGACACTTTTGCTAAGAGCGCTGTTACCATAGCAGACTCTAAGAACTCAGCAGGACGGCTTTCCATACCTGTAAGAGTCAAAGAGTATCCACTAGCGTCTCCCATAGCAGCACCACGTGTAATGTTTCCTGCTGTAACATCCATACCGAATTCAGCACCTGCTAGGAAGTAGTTTCCGTTATTATCCTCTACGAACACTTTTGGACGTCCTGCTACCAATAACTTGATCTCCTTGTGTGATTTAGGAGATAGTTTCTTAAGAGCTAACGTCAATACCTGCTCGTAGAAGGTAGTTCCATTTTCACGTGATGTAGTAATGGTTTCATTGAAATCATTAGTACCACGCAATTCATACTTGAATACTTCTGCATTGGTCTCAAACGTCAATCCATCTACTTCACCTGTAGTGGCATCGAATGTGATATTAGCAAAAGTCAAGTCATCAAAGTTTGTCAAGTAGATGTTCTTTAACCCACCTACTGAATCTTTACAAGGCTCTAAACGCCCTAGTGTTAATGTACATGCCATAGTCTTTTGTATTAAAAAAGGGCAGACAAGCAATCGCTCACCTGCCCTCTATAGGTTATTCTAATTAGATATTACGCTGTGTAATAAACGATATCCGAACCAATTCCGTACTGAACGCTTGCGGTGAAACGCATAACTACACGTACATTTTGTGAGCCGTCCAAATCGCTCATATCAAGCAACTTAACTTCATTATGGTCACTGAGCAAACCTGTACCGAACATCAAGTTGTCCTTGTAGGTAGCCATCATCTTGTTATCTCCAAGACCATTTGCCACGAACAACTTAACACCATCAAAGTTTAGATCGCCTCCGTTGTACCATTGAGTACCTTGAGCCGCAGTACCTGCTGCACCCAAACCTGAAGCACCGAATCCACCCAATGCACGAACGTAAGCACGAGCAATGTTTTGAGATACGTAGATAAACATGTCCTCACGTCCATATAGAGTTGAAGGAACAGCGTCTACTACTTTACCTAATTCTGTGATCACGTTTGCAGCAGTAATTGCAGTACCTGATACATCAATAACATCAGTATCAGCAGCAGCCAAAGTAGTAAAGCCATTAAACTCACCTACGTTAGCAGTTACACCGCTCCAAATGTTGTTCTCGTTTTTCTGTGCAACCTTAGCAGCTACGTGAGCCAATAAGAAGTCACTAAACTTAGGAGGTAAATTGTCAAAAGTAGAGAAGCCCATTTGTACAGCCTCCCAATCGCTGCGGAAATCTTTCTTACACAATTCGAGGTTCACTTGGAACTCTTCGGGCTGAAGAATACGCTCTGCCAACGTGATAGTTGATGTGTCCGAGAAGTCACATGTAGCGTTCTTCACAATAGCGTCAGTGTCTAAGGTCTTGATAACCTCTTTGTACTTGACGTTTGGTTTTACAAGGATACCACCTTGCTCAATAGTGTTAGCAGATAATAGGGCAGCTGATATGTACTGACCTGCAAATTCACCTGCGTACGTAGTTGTAATAGATGTAGTTGTAGCCATCTTTATTAATTTTTAATGTTTGCAATTTTTGCGAATACTCTCGCTGTTGTATTGTTCCTTGGATTAGCGTTGCCAAACTTCATGCGTGGCTTCGCAGTTGTGTCACCCTCAGGGCTATGTGACATGCCTGCAGACGCAGGTTCTTCTTCTAGCTTACGCTTTACTTCGTCAAGATCTTTTTCAGTTACTGATAACTGCAATTCTGCTTGCTCTTTAAGAGACGTCAAGTTAGCTACCTCTTCTTTGTAGGCTTCCAACTGCTGTGCAAATTCAGTTTTGATCTTTTCGATTTCAGCAAAGAACGTCTCACGTGAAATAGTCTCGCTCTCTACTACTTTCTTCGGTGCTGCCTCACCTTCGTCATTTGCCTCAACCTCTTCTACAGGAGCCGCCTCTTCTTTTGGCGCTGCTTCCTCTTCTGTTTGAGATTCCATGACATCAGTAATGACACCTGCCGCATCGACTACCATGACTTTCCCGTCCTCAAGAGTGTAAGAACCCTCAGGCATTGCCATACGCTCTTTATCCTCTGTGATTACGAATACCGACTGACCTGCTTCAAAAGTTTCAGCCTCCACCATAGTGCCGTCCTCTAGCTTCATTTCAGCTAGATTGACTTGAGTAGCTTCTTCTTGATTCATACCAAGCGCTACCATAATCTTGTTTAGTGTTTTTGTTGCATCCATATCAATAGAACTCTTAATGTTGTCTTTGTCGTATTTTAATCTAACTCCCCTAACTCACGTAGCTTGTTTCTAGACCACCCTAGAGCGGCTTTGCCGCCCCACAATAGATATGATATAGTACCACATGCTGACGTGTCGCTAGCATCATAGTCCTCTTCTGCACGGCTCAAGTAGCTGTACATTCTCTTTATGGTTTCTAAACTGATCGCTTGACCTTTTGCTAGTTGCTGCGCTCTTACCTTACCTGTTTGTGTAGCGCACTTGTTTCCGTTCTTTTCATTTAGCTCAATACCTCGCTTTGCGTTGTTCTTTATACCTGAGCCATAGTCCGCGTAGCTGTCGAAGTTCTCACGTATGATTTTACGAACGCTAGATAGCTTTTCTTCGGCTTGCTTAATTTCTTCTTCTTTACGCTTACGATCAATGAACCAACCTTCAATAGAGAAACCCTTCACAGCACCGCTCTTAACATACTCCTGCCACACGTCCTCATTTTCGACCTTCATGGTCACCATCCATTGACCTTTAACGCTTGGTAAGTCATATAGCTTTGATTTGTCAACCTCGGGATCTTCGACTATCCATGACTCGACTACGCTTAGACCTTTTAACTCTACCTCATGTTCTAGGGTAGCGTTGTTTTGATTGCCCTTCATGAGGTACAATTCAGCAGCCCTGCGGATTGTTCTCTCGGAGAAGTATACGTAGAACTCTTTTTCGCCATCACGTCTGTATATGGGCTTATTAGGAATCAATGCAGGCCCCATGATAATGCGCTTGTCTTGATCTACCTCTGCAAACTTGACTTGCTTTTGTTCTTTAAGTGCAATGAAATTGCTTTCTATTGCAGGATGCTCCACAATGCTAATCGCATCAATGCCATTGACTGCGGCCTCCTCGTCTAATATAAGTTCAATGATATCTACCATAATAATAAAACGGATTACCCTGCTAATGTCGCATTTTGAACTACGTGGCGATCTAGCGCTGCTCCGCTATTTATATCGTCTTGAGTCACATATGCTCTTGTGGGTTCTTGCTTTCTAAGTAGGCTGCCTATCTGTGTTTGCTCCGTACCTCCAATAGTGCTGATACTTGGGCCTCCACCACTTGAGGCTTGCGCTACTTGTTGAACAGGAGCAGAACCTCCTGCAGCGCTTGCGCTTTGGAATTGAGTATCAGCAATCTTCTTGACGTTAGCTAGACCCATGACCCCTGCAACTACAGCATTCGCTAATCTCAACGGGAAAGGAAGTAGTGCGTCACCACCTTTGGCTGCCATAGCATCTGTGATAGCTTGATAGGTACTCATGAGTGTTTGCGCTACCTGTACTTTCTTTTGTATTTGAAACGCTCTACGCTGTTGTTTCTCGCTTGCCCCTGCAAAGGCTTGTGTCAATGCCATGATAGCCTCAAAACCTTTCTGTACTACAGCCTTTCTTGAGTCTTGCACAGCCTGTTCCATAGCTATGCGTTGGTCATTAGCCTTCTTTTCAGCCTCTAGCTTCGCCTTTTCAAGTTCCTGCTTGTCTTTTAACTCTTGTGCCTCGCGCTCTTTACGTTTTTTTTCTTCTTCGGCAGCCTCAGCATCGCGTTCTGCTTGCGCTTCTCTACGTACACCCGATAATTGAGCGGTAACTGCTTTTTGTTTGCGTAGACGTGCTGTCTCTAACTCTATGAGACGTGCCTCTAGCTGCGCTTCTTCGTCCTTATCTTCTTTAGTGCTTTTACTTAACTCGTTTTCTTGTCTTTTAGCTTCAAAACGTAGACGTGCTGCTTCAATTTCCTGTTGAGTTATGGCTTCTTCGATGGCAGCCGCTTCTTCTAGGAACGCTATTCTTTGTTCTGCAGTATAATTCTCTTTGTCTACAGCCTTGTCTAATAGTTCTGCACGCTCGCGGTCAGCCTTAGCACGATCTAATATAAGTTGACGCTCTGCTTTGTCTGCCTTAGCCCTCATGTCGGCTATGTTTGCAGCTACCTCAGCCTCTTTGATGTTCTCCTGTATAAACTCACCTACGGCTGCTGTGGCGTCTTTTACTTTGTCTGTGACGTTCTCCACTCCAAGCACTACTTGACCTACTGCATCTGTAGCGACCTTGCCTGCCTTTTTAAATTTACCTTGGAATAGTAGGCCTATAGCTTCGCCTAATCTCGGGACTAACTTAACAAGACCTTCAAACCTGTTTACTATGTTCTCTTTTAGCATATTAGCAAAACTAGATATAGCCTCCTTAGGGTTCTCGAATGCTGATATAATGTTTTCACCTAGGTCAGCTATTAGGTCTACAAAGTTGCCCGTCACAGCACCTATGATACCCATCAACTTAGCGAACTTGTTCTGCCCCTCTTCGCTGCTCTTGAACGCTGTAATGACTGCACCTATAGCAATGACTAGAGCGCCTAGACCTGTAGCAGCAATAGCTACACGTAAAGATTTGAACGCACCTATACCTTTTTTGACGCTACTAAGGACACCTTTGAACTTGCCAATGAAGCCACCCGTCATAGAATCGGCGGCATTAGCAACGTCTCCTACACCCGTCTTGGTTTCGTTTAGACCATCGTTTAGATCGTCTACGTTTTTCTCGGCCTCCTTGGTGTCTACATCGACTTTTAGATAGACTTTTTCTGCCATTTTCGTATTCTTTTAATTTGTTCAACTGCCTCTTTCCAAGACGTTATCATTTTGTATTTGCCTTTAGCTAACTCCACGTTTTCACTCACGTTGTAGTAGCTGTCCTCTCCTAGTATCTCGATTACCTTCGTTATCATGGCATTTGGTTGATTTCAAAGTCCGCTTGTATGTTGAAGGTTCTATCCTCTCCACCTCCCGTGTAGATTAACCCTACCTCAAGGATACTGACATCCGATAGATAGGTAGTGTCAATAAGAGTGATCGAACCGCTTGATTGAAACACCTCTTGTTCCTTTAGAGCAATGCCGTCTCTTAATAAAGCTACCTTCAATTTATCATGACCATCCCATGCGACTGAACAACTAACCTCAACCCATGTCCCTGAACTAGTAGTCCATTGACCTGTGGTGGTATTGCCGCTGATGTATCCGTTATTGTAATCCTCTAGGCTGTCATATTCTTGTATGATGGTGTATACACTAGCTGATACGCTAATGTCAACAGCCCCCTTTTCCATGTGTAGATGCTTAGGGTATTGATTTGCTATCACATTGGTCATGCCTTGGGTTACATATTGCATCTGTGATACGTTCTTAGGTCTAGCCCCTAGATTGACGTATCTAGAACCACCAACGCTACGAGTATTAGTGATACTCTCTAAGACCTCATCTGCTGTAAATATCAAGTTCTCACTTGCAGGTGATATGTAGTCCGAAGGGAAATTGACGCTGTCATCTGTGGTCTCAAATACCCCTAGCTCTACAGGTGTGTAAGTGAACAGGTTCATAGACGCCTCTCCTGTCACTATGTTGTATGACATGTCCTCAATCTTGTAGTAGTAGTCATTGACACGTATAGTCTGCGCCATGTCAAGATTTAGCCACTCCCCTACAGGTATATAACCCTTCATAGTGACTCTACGGCTGCTCTTCGCAAATATCCTAGCTATGTATCTAGACCAAAACTCACTATACAAAGTTACGTTAGGCACGCTTCCATTTATGTCTTGCTCTAGGCTAAAGGCTAAACTTCTAGAACGTGATCGTGCTGTGAATTCATCAAAGACCCCTGCATGTGGATAGCTAGTTCTAAGAGCGCCCATAGCAAAGTAAGAGTCACTTGCTTCATAGTCTGCGCTGTCCATAAAGAAAAGCATCAAGTTATGAGCCGCAGGCTTCATGTCGCTGTCTAAAAGTATGGGTACATTTAGATCGGTCACGCCTATAGTCTTGTACTGCCCGTTTATCTTATTCAAGATGCTAGGGACTACGATACCAAAAGGACTCTGCACTACTAGCTCACCATCTGTGAAGTCGACATCAGGCCTGAACTCTACGCTACCAAACTCCCTGTTGTTTCTCTTAAAGAAGTCTATACTAGTGATGTCATTCATCTTAGCATGAGAGAACGCTATTCGTTTGGGTATTGAAACCTTCTTGTGAGTAGCGCTGCTCATGTCTATATACTTGCTCCAATCGACTATGGACCCTTGGTCATACCAATCGTCTACATTCTCAATGCGATAGACACCACCCTCTAGGAATATAACAGCGTTGAACGTCTTTAGTACGCCTTGTAGAAAGTCTGTGATTTTCACATTAGGCATTATCTCGCTAAAGTTTATAGTTTGACCTGCCATTCCATAAGGTGCAGTATCACACCTCCATTCATAGTTGCTGATACTACATCCTGTAGGACATGATTGTCTTATAGTAACCACATCACCTTTTGCTATATTCAAAGAGAATGTGATTGCTGTCTGCCCTGTACCCGTGACCGTCAATATCGTGTTATGATACGTGCCGTTCACATATGCTACTATCTGCAAATTAGGTGTGTATCCTGAGGCAGGTGTGAAACTTGCTACACCTACTTGAAAGTAGAAGTCATATTGACCTGTGAACTCTGCTGTATATTCACCTGTGGTTATATCTAGAGCGCCTCCTGCATTTCCTGTAGTAACTGAATAAACGAGAGTCGTGTATCCTACGGCTGTGGTGTCTAGTACGTTGGTTTGATCTGCATCGAACTTGTAATCGTCTTTTAACGTAGGGTCATAGATGCGCCCTGCTTGACTCACAGGTAGCATATACAAGTGATCAAAGTAATCGCCATCTAGCAATCCATTGGCCTCTAGATTATACCCTGCATGTTCTATGACATAACGCACAGCGTCTTTGAGACGTAACGCAGGTCTAAGATCGTCTATTGCAAAGCCTCTCCCTGTTATACGGACGTTGTGTGGAACGTCAACCCCTAGACCCCAAGTGACACCCTCGTGATAATCCCATACAGGATATTTGACTTGGCCGCTCAATAGTGTCCCTGACCAACTGCTTATCACGTTAGATGTGTTCGCTGTGTGATTAAGTGCAGACCAATTAACGCTTCTTAGCGTATCCTCTCCATATATGCTAGCTAGTGATTTAGTGGCTCCGTAGAATACAATTTGATAGCTTTTTGGCTCGTTATGATCGAACGCAACTCCTAGCAACTCAATAACCCCATCAAATACAGGTAAGGAATCGACCTCTATGGACGCATCTACCTTCACATGGGGGTTATACCCATTCACTATAGAGATGTCGTAATAGTGCGTGAATATGGCGTTGTTAGCGTCAGTTGCAGGTACGTTGAAACTCTTGGTATAGTCGCTAACTACTGACGTTACATCCTTAAAGTTTCTTACCTGCTTGGTAAGTGTGATGTTCTCGTCATCAAATAGCTCTACGTATTTGCCATCTATGTATAATGCTATCATGAGTTGACCTTGTTTATACGTCTAAATGCGTCTCTAACTTCAATGGTGTAGTTAATGACCTTTCTGTTTATTGACTTCTGCATGGTTTGGTTGCTCGTAGTGACCTCAACAGCGTAGATAGAACTACCTGTATCTAGAATGACACGCTCACTTAACAGCAGTTGCTCTATGCGCTCTTTTTCTTTTTCGTCTACATAACCTGAGTTCATGCTGTAGGATCTATAGCCATTGGCATTATGACTCCTGCGTTCGCCTCTCTCACGATCATATGACACGGCTGTAGTATCATCGCCTAGTGACAGGCTTGTGTTGAAGTAGTTGGTTTTCTCGGTGTTTAGTGTTTCCGTAGATGCCTTAAAGAATGTAAAGTAGTCCCATACGCCCATCTTGTTCAAGTAGATTAGCTGCATAGGCTGATACTTAGGCTCACAGACAATCTCGAAAGTGTATTTGCTTGCGTATTGAATGCCGTCTTTGTAAGTGGTAAGGTAGTAGTAGTTGGTTGGTGATAGTCCATAGAAACGTACCATACGTACATTGAGGTTCAAGTATTTCATGCGAGTACCTATCGTGTCTCCACTACCTACTAGGAACGTCTTGCTGTTTCCATTGTCATCTGTTAGCACGATCTCGTCAACGTACTGCGTGAATATAGCCAATGACAAGCGCCCGTCATCGAATGTCTTGTATGTAAGAGGTGCATAGGTAGGTAAGAAGCCTCCTGAAGGGTACAGGTACTCATAGTCTCTTAACAGGTTTTCATTGATACAGCCATA